AGTGGGAAAATTACGAAGTGTCATCTGAAGCATGGCCACTAAAACCAAGAGCAAAGTACACACCACAAAAGCATGGATTGGTGTACAATGGAAGAGTCAAAATTACCGTCATGGATGAATTGTTCATACGTCGCCATTATCGACCCGGAGACAGAGTGTTAGTTTTGGGAGCATCACCAGGGTATCATTGGAAAGACATTGAGAGAGAATATGGGGTATATCCAACGTATTGGGACGCAAAACCAACAAATCCTGCGCACTTGGATAATTTCCAACAGTTTCATGTCAATAAAAACACAAGATTACATGCCGACTTAGTACTCATTGACATTCGCAGTGGACACGAAGACTCTGATATTGCAGCGGACAACACGATGTTTCGGAAGCTCATTGAGAACAATCCACATGTTCGTTATTGGTCAGTTAAATTTCGCACTCCATATCGTGATGGGTCCACAATAATGTTCAAAGGATCACTCATACGTCAGCCTTATGCTAGAGCATGGTCAATCGAAACGCGCCTCTTCACTCCGGGGAAAGAGAAAGAAGTTTATGATCATCGTACTTTTGAAGAGGTCATGTTTTCATTTAATTTCCGTGTGCGCAATTCCGTTTATGATCACGATACAGAACAGGCAAAGAAATGGGGTTGTGCGACCATGAAACAAAAATACAATCCTCCGGACTATTTCTTTGTTCCTCCCATCATGCGCCACTATGATGTCCAATATAGCGATGAACAAGGATTTTTGGATTACGAGGCCCATTTGAGCACAGCACAACTCGCCCGGTACAGCGATGCCATCGATACATGGAAAAAGAAAAGTGGAGCGACAAAGCCCTCATTTACAAAGTTATTTTTCAAGACGGAAGTCCATCCTATCAGCGGAAAGATGGTGCATCGTAGCATAGCCAACGTGGATCCATATTATCAAGTCAGGGCTGGCCCTTTTTTCTACAATTGGGCATTGCATTTACATGAATTGTGGTCGAACTATCGGATTCCAAAAGAGGCGTTTGCACAATTATGGGGCCGGCCATTGCATAAGGACGTCAC